ACAAATTAAAAGAAATTGATGGAAATACTCCATATAATTCAAATGTGTCCAATAATGTAGATGGGCACTTAAAATTTTTAGATGAGATAGAACAATATCCAAAAATCTGCGTAGTAGCAGGGGATGAGTTTAGAGAATACCAACCTGGTGACTTTAAATGGAGATTGTTAGATATAACAATAAGAGCATATATTAATGATAATAATGATGCTCAAGAAACATTAGCATTGTTACTCGAAGATATTGAAAGAGTCATCGATGATAATGATAATTTAGTGTATGACGATACTGTATCGCCAGTACAAAGTACAACTTCTTTAACAATAGGAAGTATAAGTACTGATGAAGGAGTTATTGCTCCTTTAGGTATTGGAGAGATGACAGTGCGGATACGATATTAGGAAACAGGTAAGGCACATAAAAATGTAGCCAAACCCTTTCCAAAGTAAACGGAGAAAGCAAAATGGCTTTAAATTTATCGAGAAATACGAAAGTATTTGTCAGCTCTGTAAACGGAGTTCATACCAGCGGAGGATCTATCACAACTTTAGATGGATTTACTGCGGGTAGTGGACACGCGGTAGGAGATGTAATTACTTTGGGTACAACTGGCGGTTCAGGAACTGGAGCAAAATGTATTGTTGCTGCTGTATCTGGTGGCGGTATAACTGAAGTATATATTCCAAATAACTTTCGAGGAACTGGATATGCAGATAACGACACTGTTGATCAATCAGCAACCACCGGATCTGGAACAGGGTTTGCTGCAGTTGTAAATGGTGTAACAGGCACAACAACAACAGACAACTCAAGAACAGCTCTAGGACTATTTAAAGGAAACGGCACAGATGCTAATACTTTTAGACTAGGTGTGTTAGATGGATATAGCTTTTCACAAGGAAGTGAAGCAACTGACGTTACTATTAACGAAGCAGGTGCTACACCAAACCGTGGTTCAAAAAGATTTAATGACTCTTTACCGCCAGCAGAATGGTCTTTCGGGACTTATGTAAGACCGTATAAACACGGTTCTAATAGCTGGAGAAGTTCAGGAACTCATGATATGGTTGAAAATATATTATGGGCTTCTATCGCAGGTAAAGACATTACAGGAGGAGCACTTACTGGTACTTCTGAATCAGCGATTACTGTTGATTCTTCAAATGCAGATGTAACATTTGAAAGATCAGAGCATCATGAATTATTGAAACTTTCAATATTCTTTGCTCTTGAAAATACAACATATCGTTTAAATGAGGCTCAAGTAAATCAATGTGAGATTGACTTCTCAATTGATGGAATTGCTCAGTTAACATGGTCTGGAAACGCAACAACAATTGACCAAGTTAATACTGCGATTGAAGATCCTTCAAAATCTTTGCATGCAAAACCTGCTGGATCAGATACATCTACAACTACAGTAACTTATGTAGAAGGATATAACTATGCAGATTCTTCAGGTCCTGATGATGCTGACTACTTGAGAAACAAACTCTCAACATTGTCACTCAGTGCAACGAAGAACTCAAGCGGACTACTAGACCCAACTGCAAGTGATTCTACAACTACATATGATATTAATATTACTGGTGGTTCAATTACCATTGCTAATAATGTTACTTATGTAACTCCAGAAACTCTTGGACTTGTGGATAAACCAATTGGTTCCTTTACAGGGGCTAGACAAATCTCTGGGTCATTAACTATGTACCTAGATACTAAGACTGACGGCTCAAATCAACTATTAACTGATTTAGCAGCTGCTACAAGTCTAGTAACAAACGAATTCAACATGAGCCTTTTAATGGGTGGTGCTAGTGGAGCTTCTCCTTTAGTAACTTTTGCCTTGCCAAAAGCTCATTTACAAATTCCAACAATCGAAGTTGCTGATCTAATTTCAACTTCTGTAGAGTTCTCGGCTCATGGAACCGATCTCTTAACAGGAAACGAAATGACTGTTACCTATGTAGGTTCAACAAGTCACTCAGACAGTCAATATTCAACAGACTATACTGTATAACAATGACAGCGTACAACTTTCTACGAGAAAGTAATGTACACCTCGTATACGGAGGGAGTCGTTACTTATTAAAAACGACTCCTGACGTATCGTTCTCCCAGACATTTGCGGAAGATGCATACGAAGTAAAGACTTTGCACGATCAAACAAAAATGTTTCAGGGAACAAGCGTAACAAAAGCAAATCCTGCGAACTTTAGTTTCTCAGTTTCTTTAACAACAGAAAAAGATGAAACAATCGTGAAAGCACTTTTAACTGATTATGACGCAACAGAAGGACAAACAAGAGTTAATACTTTTGACCTTTTTATTGTAACTGGAGAGAGTACTTTTAAACTAGATGAATGTGTCATTACAAATGGCGACTTCAATCTATCGAAAGGTTCACCACTAACTTTAAATGTCCAAGGACAGGCAAGTAAGTTAGAAAGAGTAGGACACGGATATGACCCTTTAGAAGGTCTAACCCCTTATTCACTCCCAGGTTCACTGGTGAGTGCTAGTTCGACAAGAACTCCCACCACAAACGTTATCGATGTATCAGTTGGGGGAACTAGTGTATCTAACATTATTTCCGCAACATTAAGTGTTCAGAATGATATTCAATGGACGCCTTATGAAACATTGCATAATAGTCTTTCAGTTACAAATGCTTCAAACGCAATGTATCCTTCTGGGTTTACACTCGGAAGAAGAGTTGTTTCTGGTAATATAACTCAATATATTACTAGCAATAACTCTAGTACTGTACAAAGCTTTAATACAGACACAGCTGTTCGTATTAAAACTCTCGTAAATGGGAGCACATTCTTAGATGCAAACTTAGCAAATTGTATGTTTACAAAAAGAATAAGCCAAAACGAAGTATTTACGCAGACTTTTGACTATCGTTTGATAGGCAATCCTGCAAATTTATCAACCGTTATAACATATTAGGAGAATATAACAACATGGAATTAAAATCATTAC